CCTGGACGCTCGCTCTAAATTCCGCGAGCAACGTGGCCATGGTGGTGAATGCAGTGGCGTACGTCAATGATCAACGTGCTGCCAATGGGGGGCGCCTCATGGACGTGTTCGCTGCCGTCGTGGGCGATGATGTGCTGGCTGCTGGCTGCGCGAGCGACATCTCTGACCTTATGCGTGCTTACGCAGACATGGCTACTATCTCGGCGGGGGGCAACGCCGGCCCGTTGGCAGATCACCGACTGGCGACGGGTCATACCTTCGAGGGTGGTAGCGGCCCGCTGCATGAGGCGGAGTTTTGCAGCGCGCTGTTTGTTCCGTGCGAGGTGGGCGGGGAGCCAACCTACGTGCTAGCGCCGAAGCTAGCTCGCGTGCTAGGCAACATGCCGTTCACCACGGACGCGCTTTCACTTGCCGCGCGCCTCAGCCGGTCCTGGGAGGTCAATTCTGGGCTAGTCAACGTCGCGGCGCTTTACCCGTTTGCTCGCAAGGCAGTGCCCTACCTCGCCAATAACATGCGCGGGTACTTCCAGGCACGGTATCAGGACCGCGACTACGAGCACAAGATCAACGTCAAGACCATGTGCCGCCCCACTGAGGCCACACTCACCTTCTGGCGTGATCGATATGGCGAGGGGGTTGAGCAACTCGATGGCATGTGGCAACCGGACTTGCTCACCTACCAGAGTGCCGTGTTCGACCAGGTGTTCGCTATCGACGCGGGTGTGCCCATGGACTTTACTAGTCGCACTTTGGTGTACCCGCAGCGGCAGGTGGCGGGTGAGTTGAACCGAGCTGACCGCAAAATTCGTGCGGCCTGGACCGGTGTGCCCACACTGCAGGCGATAGGGCACCGCTGTGCCGGTTGGGCGCAGGAGGCTGTCCGACGCATGTGCCTGGCCAGCCAGGTTGCGTTGTACCCGGTCCTCATGCCCGGCAGGTCGTTGCTGCCATTATCGTCCTTCCTCCGCAACCACTCCGCCATCGTGCTTAGCGGTCCCGTGGCAGAGGAGCTCAGCCGGTCTGCCGCCATGTGGTTGGCAAGGCGCATCAGTAATGGCGGGCGCGTCGGCTGGGTCGTCGCCGCTCTGCTGCGTTTGCTGGTCAGCGTCGGTTGGGGCTGGAGCGAACGCAGCGATCAGGGCTGGCAAGCCATTGTGCAGGGCGCCGTGTTGCACGGGTTGCAAACCGCCTTCGGCGGTACCCTGCGGCGCCGTTTGGCTTACCACATATTGTGGAACCATTTCGCTGTGGCCGCCACCGGCGCGATGCCCATGATGAGCCGCCAGGGGTCACTGCGCATGCTCTGTAGCCTACTGCGCCGTGACCGGTACGTACCGGCACCCGAGGACTGCCTCGTGGCAGCGATCGCCCGCTGTTTGCGCCCGGGGGCCCTGACCTCACC